TGGCACGCCATCGCGACCATCCGTCTTCCTTTCCCTCCACCACGAGGCTTCGGTGTTCGTGTTCAGTGCGAGCATTGCCCGATTCTCTTGGCAGACAAAGACATAGGCGATTGGCGTGACCTCTTTCTCAAAGTAGCCAACCGTGTCCACGATCAGGTTCTCATACGGAAAGGTGCTCGGCTCATTAGTGAACATCCGGCTCTGCGACTTCACCTCTAGGACGCTCCCGTCCCAGAGGATGATGTCCTTCTCCTTCCGAGTAAAGTCTTTGCGCTCCTCTTGGGTTTTGGCGAAGGTGAGCGGAGGAACCTTGCACGGGATGCCCTGGGTTTGCAGATATTCTCCAACGAACTCGTTCCAGTCGTGCCCAATGGTCATCCGCTTTCCCATATCCTTCTCTCGCATCAGAACGGCAACTCTTCAATAGAATCTTCAGGCACGAGTTTTGGTGCCGGTGCGCTCTTGCCTGCAAGCCACTTGATGCTCGGCTTGTCCTTGCACCACGAGCCGTCAGGAGCCTTATGCGAGGCTGCCCAGAAACTCTGGTACGGCTTCCCGCTCGCCTTACTCACGCCGCCCGGCTTGAGTTGCCACGCCTCTCCGTGTGAGCAGGCATCGTCGGTTGCACCCTGAACGAAGAGCATCGCCGCCGCAGCCATTACCTGATCGTCTGCGGAGAGCGCGGTAGAAGCCTCTGGCTTGGCGATTTGCGGCACGCTGACGGGTGCTGGTGCCCTGTACCCCGTCTGGGTGCCCCTCTCTGGGCTGTAGAGGCTCCTGCCCACGCCGACCTGGGCGGCGCAGCGTCGGAGCGCATCCGAGGCCGCAGACTTGAGCGGCTCGTCATCCTGCGTGGAGTTCGGATAGCCGAAGTCCTCGTGGATCACCGTCTTACCCTCCACGACGATGGCAAGGCTGCCCTTGACCACGCCGCGAGCGGCATCGGCGACCGAGACCTCAAACTGCCAGCCGGTCAGCGATAGCACATCGTCTAAGCGCTGGGCGACTGCACGAGCGTCTGCGTAGGTGAAGGTCATTCCGGCCCTACCAGGGCGAGTCTTGAGATCCTTCGGATCAAACGGCGCTGCGAGCGCCTGTGCGATTTCCCTGCTCACTTGTCCACCTCCTCTGTCTTGAACTTGAATACCCGCGCACCGGGAACTTCCCGCGTGTACGCATCTACGACTTCCACCGCAGGCTTGAGAGCCTCTAAGAGAAGTTTGTAGTCAATCTTGAGTGACGCCTTGTTCTGCTTCCAAGTCGCCTGCCAGCCCTGGCCGTAGACGCCTGCCTTCTCGCCGATGGCCTCCTTGAGCGAGATCGCGAGGTTCTGCAACTCCTGATCCAGCAACTTGGATTCGTACTGCTTCTCGGCGTAGAGCGCAGCCACACGCTCAATGCCATCGTTCGCCTGTACCAACTCATCGGTGCCCGACCACGGGATGACCGAAGCCAGCGCGTCCGAATCCTCACCTTGCAACGCCGGTGGCGTGCCGTTCATCACGCAATCCCTGAAGGCGATTGCCTTTTGGTAGAGCCGGGTCTGAAAGTCAATGTCTGCGTTCACGCGCTCAATGCGGAAGACAAGGCCGCCCAAAAGGGCCGCTACATCCACCCACGGTGCGCCTGTCACCAGCATCTGATACTGACACTGTGCTTCCACCTCGGGAGGTACTGGGTACAGGCTCCAGCGCGGCGAGGTGCTCGTCTTGATCTCAACCAGCCCCTCCTCACCGACGATGGTGCGATCCAACGATGCCATCACCCACGGGATCTCCTTGAGCCGCACGATGCCGTTGCTGCGCTTCAACTTCTTGCCGGTCTCCATCTCATAGAACTCGGCGACTGTTGATTCAAGAAGCAGCCCACGCACTGCGGCTGCGCCCACCGGCTCAGGCTGGTAGCGACCGATCTTCTCTGCCCACAGTTGATAGGGAGTTTTGTACGGCGAGAGACCGGCGATGACCGCCGCCTCCGTCGCCGTGATGCCGTCCTTCCTGAGTGCGAACCACTCAGGACTGCGCTGCTCTGCCTTGACAAACTCGTATTGCTTGCTCACTTGCCCTCCTTCTTTGCGCGATCCTTCTTTGCCCAGCCCTTGCCGGTGAAGACAATGGCGGCTGGCGTGTAGACCATCCGCATCCAGCGACCGCACTTCTCGCAGCGCGGGTTGTAGTCCTGCGTCATTGAATGCATATGCTCCTCACGCGCACCGCAGTCTCCACACCTGTACTCAAACACAGGCATCAGCCAAGCACCGCGAACAATAAGACGGTGAGCATTAGGCCCAAGCACAGGATGGCGATGTCTCCGAAGAGTGCGTCGCGCCTCTGCTCATCCTCAAGGATGCTCGTCTTGATTGCGACTCGCCTGTAAACGACAGGCTGCGTCTTTCGGTTGAGTTTCACTTTGCCTCCTTCTTTCCCTTGCGCTTGACGCGAGGCTTATATGGCCCGTCCGACTCGGCGGCGATCTTGGCAACAAGTGCCTTCTTGATCTTTGCGTTCGTCTTGGCGTCCTTGCCGATCACCATAAAGAGATCATCAAACTCTGCGCTCACTTGGTCACCTCCATCGCTACCATCCAGCCCAGCGCTGCGTAGAACGCCAGGATTCCGACGAGTGCAAACTTGCTGTTGAAGAACCGGTCAATCACTTTGCCCCCTCTGCGATCTCTCGCATCTGCTTATCCAGTTTGTCCACCTTCGCCTGGAAGATTGCCAGCCCGCGCTGATCTTCTCGCTTCTCTGCGTAGGCCACATAGAGCATCGCCTCGCGACGATCTGCTACTAGCCGGCGCCAGATGCGCTGCGCGTCCTTGTCCACTGGTGCCGGCGTGCTGCTCAGTGGTGCGCCGGATCGCACATCTGCTAGCCGGCGCTGAATCTGAGCAAGCCGGCGCGTTCGCGTCATCAAACGCGCGCGGCGCCTGCTCTGTGTGCCGGAGAACGAGGCTACCCAGTTGGCGACCAACTCTGCGACGGTGCCGTACTTGTCCAGTACCGCCGGGAAGTTCTTGGCGTGTTCTGTCCAGTGCTCAGCGGTCATCTCTAGGTCGGTGCGTGCGATGTTCGCCTGGATGTCTGCGATATCTCGGATCAGGTGCTTCTCCCACTTGACCAGTTCCTTCTCGTTCATTGAATGAAGCCGGCTGGTCTGCTCTGCCTCATTCATCAGCGCACCGCCGGTGCGGTTAGCATTCCAAGCGCAACATCGCGGAGATGGATCGCTTCATATGAGTGGTTGATTCCCATCGGGCTACCAACCTTGCCATTCGTAAGAGAGAATGCCTCGTACTTGGTGATGTAGGCTGGAACTCCGGCTCGCATCCACTCGCTCACCTGATCTAGAACCTTTCCGGTCTGAGCCTTTGTCATTTTCATTTTGATCTCCTAGATCTTCGGGAGGGCTGTCTTCCCTCCTCGTGGGGTAATCGTACGCCCGTACCATCCCCCTGTCAAGCGCTATTTTGAGCACGAAATAGGGCAGTTTGGCGGGCTGGAGGAGGTCAGGCAGCGGGAGGCTCGCGCCCAGCCACCTCCAGCCCTAGACCCCTGCCCGAAGGCAGAGGCGTAGTCAATCGGGAGGGATTTGATCGTGCAGCACGAGGTCAATCAAGACATCAAGGCAGCCAGAACAGATGCAGTGTTCGTTGACGATCTGATCTCCGGTGCGAAGGTCAAGTCCGAGGATCAGTTCGCCGAAGGCGTACACCTTTTGCGACGGCTCCTCGCAGACATCGCAGGTCTGCGGATCACGGCGTTTTGCGATTGTGACCATCAAGCCGCACGAGATACTCAGCCGTCGGGCCGTCCTTGCCGAAGAAGATCGCCCACTGCGCTGGCGTGCCAGATGCTGCGAGCCACTCTTGGGCGTAGCGATTGCTGGACTCAATGCTGGCGTTGCCCCATACCGTGTGCGCTCCGTCGCTCAAGACGAGCCGCGCCGGTGTGTGCCAGTGCCCATAGAACAGGAAGTCAAATGGCTGAACGCTAAGGTTCCAGCCCTGCGAGCGCTTGGCGATGGCGTAGTACGGCAAGCCGAACGCGCCACCCCTGAACTGATCGCCGTGGACGAGCATCGCCGTCTTGCCGCCTGGCAGTGTCATCGTGTCGTACCAGTGGCGACCGCCCATCGTGAGCGACTCTTTCCACTCAATGCGCTTCTCTGCCTTCACGAGATCCTTCGCCACGCGGTACAGGATCGCGTCGGCATTGCTCTCGTTGCTGTGGTCGCCGAAGCGTCCCAGCCTTCCGTGATTGCCGATGGCACCGCGAACGATGACCTTCGGCGCGAGCGCCGACATTGCGCGCACAAACTGCGCGAGCATAGATGCGCCCTCAAAGATCTGGACATACAGGCCGCCCTGCTCCACCTCGTAGGCTTGGCTTGGGAAGATGTTGCCGTCGGACTCCACAAAGTCGCCGAGCAGCGCGCATTGGATCTCGCTGACCAGCACGCCGTGCAACTCAATCAGCCGCGCGACCTTTTGAGCGAGCAGGTCAATGCGCTGCTTCGCCACCTCAATGTTGTAGGTCTCGGAGTTCTTGCCAAGTTGCCAGTCGCCGAGCAGGATCGTCAGCGTTTCTGCTGCGCCCTTCTTGCCTGACGGCTTCGGCGCTGGCACGGCTGGGATCTTCATCCCAAGCGCCGCATCCTTCGCCGCACGGTAGACGGCTTCCACGAGCGCAGCCTGATCGCTCTCTCGCTTGGAGAGTGCGCGGAGCGCGCGGTTGTGTGCCGCTCGCAACTCCTCGTATGCCTGCGCCTCGGCTAAGGCTTTCTCTAGGTCGCTCATCGGGAGCACTTGCACTGGCTACGCATATGGCGTGCCAGCGTCTCCTGGGTGATGTCTACTTTGTAGGCGCTCTTGATAGCCTCGGAGAGGACGCGCCGGTTGCGTGTCGGATCTGCAAGTGCTGCCACCAGCGCCTTTCGCTCGTCCTGATCCACATAGGCGAGAAGTGCAGCGACCCCACACTGTGGCCCCTTCTTCGTTGCCGTTGCTGCTTCAAGAGCAGCCGCGAGTTTAGACACGGTGATTGCCTCCTTCCACTAGCGGCTTTTGCCGCGATCACCAACATACAGGCTTACTTATGCCAAGTGTCTGGCACTACTTCTTGCCATTCTTGGCGGTCAAGCCGTAGCGGTCGTTTGACGGGTCAAGGTAGGTCTGAAGCACCTGAAGCCCAGCGGCAAGCGCGGCGCTGAGCACCGTGCGGAAGTCGCCGCCAGAGATGTCCAGCAGCGGGATGCCCAAGCCGAGGCTCACGGCGATCGCCGTGCTCAAGCCGGTGCGGAGGAAGTCAACGATCGCCTCGTCTACCGAGGTCGTTGAGAGAAATGCTGTGAACTTGCTCATAGGTTCTCCTTCTTCGTCACAATGACGATGTGTGATGCGGGCGAGCCTGGCTTGCCCGATGCGATGGCCTTGAGGTCAGCCTCCGTGATTGCCACGGCGAACTGCTCCTTCGGATTCTTGTCGTCAAAGGTAGGGTCAGCGAACTGGAAGGTCTGCGCCTCAGAGGAGAACGATGCGCTGCACATATGCCCGTAGCCAGCGGCGATCACCTTCGGGTCTTTCTTTTGCCAGTACGACGCCCAGTTGCGGTGCCACTTTGAGAGCGCCTGCGCTGGGTAGCCGATTGGCGCCTGCACCCAGACGATGAGGGCAGCGCCTGCCTTTGCCGCCTCCACCGCCTCGGCGAAGGTGTCGGCTGGGCGTGCCTTGCCGCCGAGTTCGCGCACGGTCTTGATGAGATCAGAGAGGCTGGAACCGTTGTCGCTCACGCCCTGCTTCTCCACGAAGCCGGTAGCGCGTGCCTTTGCTGCGACGCCATCCGATGCCTGAAGGTCAGGCGCGTAGCCATTGACATAGGCGACCGCCGCAGCCGCGCTGCTCGGCCCGCAGTCGTCAAGCACGGCGCCAACCTTCTTTTGCGCCTCAGCATCAGAATAGAGTTGCGACTTGATCCGCATCCTCACGCGGGATTCTCTTCCTTCACGATCACGGCGACGGCACGAGCCGCTGCCTCAAAGCCAAGCGCGGCGCTGACAGGATGCCCCGTCGTGCAGCCTTCGCTGTAGTCATTGCCATCCTCGCCACGCTTCCAAAGCGTGCCGCCGAAGGCGCTGTTGTCCTCATTCGGAACGAGGGCGACCCATTCGCTGGGTGCCGTGTCCACGCGAGTCCAGCCCTGCTCGTGGATGTCGTCAATGTGATCTTCGCTTCGTGCCATTAGTCCCTCCATCGTAGTGGCCCTGTGGCAATCCACACGATTGTCAACAGGATAAATAGTGCCGCCATCGTGCTCTGGGTTTGCCCCTCTGGGAGCACGACCACGGCGAAGAGAAGTCCTAGAATCGTCCAGGCTCCTCCGATGAGATCAAGGATGATGTTTCTAAACACGGCGGGTGTCCTTTCGGTTAGATGTTGATTTGCGCCCGCTCTTCATATCGCCGCCTCCACCGCCGCCGCCGCTCGTGCCGCCGGTCGTGCTGCGTGCAGCATTTGCTGCTGCTGCTGCGACGCTGGCGATCTGGCTGGAGATGACTGCGACTGCCATCGGTTGCGCTTCTTCTTTCTCGGTTGCGTCTAAGTCTTTCCCAATCTCGCCGATTGCGGCGATGTCGCCAAGCGCATCCGCGACGGCCTGTACGCTCTCAGCGGCAGCCTCAAAGACGACCTCAACCGCTTCGCCGACCGCCGCTGCTACCGCCTCGGCAGCCTCG